GATCAATAGGAACATACGAGCAGTTGTAGCCGGCAATGTTCTCCCGCTTCAATGCAGGGCCTGCTGTCATCAAGCAGCGCATTGATGGCATCACCCCGAGTGATAAAACCTTTTCTTCTAAATATGCTCTTAGTTCTTTTGTAAGAACATTGGCACCAATGTGGTCGGTGAAGAAATCAAAATATCGTGACACCGTTTCATCAAATGTCTCACGGCGCTCTTCTTCTTTAACCCATCGTGAGTAACGTGACAGGTGAATGTATTGTTGATAGAGGGTTGGTAGATAATTATTTGTCTTCATCTTGGGATCCTTTCATAAAAAGATCAGATCTTATCTGGTAGTAAGGCCCAGCACTTCCCATCATAAATTTCTCAACAACAACATTCACAGTCACGCCTCTCCGTGCCCAATATTTTCGGATACGGTTAGCAAGATGTACGCTATCTTTCCAAGAAGTGAGATAATCAGGGATTTTTCGATCTGACATTTGTCGTGAACCTTGATTGTATAATAGGTTTTAGGGGAGACGCAAAGAGAAACTGATTTGTTCCTCTAGCTTCTCTGTCTTGGCCTTTAAATGGTCAATGACTGCCTGCTGTTCCAGCATTTTATCTCTCATTTTTTTACCGCCAAGAACATTCCTTTCCAGACGTCCGTTGAGTTTATCTAAATTTAGCTGAGCCACCGTGGACATCGGTGTTTCTAAATCATTACAGAGTGCTGCGATATACCATAGTACGTCTCCAATTTCATGCAGAACATCCTCTTTAATATCATCTAGTGTAGTGTCGCCACGCATAACCTTCTTTAACTTGTTAGTAACCTCTCCAGCTTCACCGGCTAATCCCATCGCTGGGTAGTGGTACTTTGCTGTATCAGGATACACGGCTGTTTTTGCTGCACTGCTTTGGTAGTCGTCGATATTCATCTTACCTCTCCGTTTCTTTATGTTAATGTGCTTTGTTCAATGATAGTCTTTTTTAAAATAAGAACGCCGTTATGGTGGTGTACCACACCGGGTTCATCCTCATAGAAAGAGGATAGTAGTACAATGTAATCTTTTGTTTCTTTAAATACCTGACCTATTGTAGTGACCGCAGGAGGTACATAATCATCCGGGTCATACAATGTCCAGTTGGAGCAGCCTCCACGGGCATCGTTCCATATTATTTTTCGTGTATCAGGTTTTTTCATTATAGGTTATCAATCTATCTAAGTACCAACGGGCTTTCTTCAGATCAGTAATACCGTCTTTATATTCATGTCTAAAAACATATTTTAAGATGTTACCAAGGTAATATCCTTTTAGCTGATCTGAAGAAAGCTTGGTTTCGATAATATCAATAACCTCAAGACCCCCTGATTGATAGTGGCTCGGGTGGTTTACTTTATCTTCACAATTCATATCGTCTTCTAAATAAGGTATAAATTCTTTTTTAATAAACTTAGAAAAGTTTAAATTATCTTCCATTTTAAATTCCTAGTTTCTTAGTTTTAGATAACTTCTAATTCAGGAACAAAATCTTTTTCCGGGTTATATGTGTCACCTACTTGGAGGCACACTGATGTTTTATATTCATCTCCTTCAATGAGATTAGAGTTGAAAAAGTCACTAATTGATTCGCACTCTTCTCGATCTGAACCCACGTACATAGGGGGCATATCCATCGCAGGTGCTGCTGAAAAGGCATAAACAACAAACACAACCCATAAACCTACATCCATTTTTATAACTCCCTTGTTGCATAATCCAAGAGGGCGTTTATTCTAAATCTTTCAAAAGGACGCCCCTCATATATTATATTAGACGAAAGGGTTCTTATACTAGTGGGAGAAATACCGGCAAGTTCACAGACCTCTTCCATATCTTTGGAAGTAACACATGCTGATACTGTTGTAAGCCATCGTGTAGCTGATCTTCTATATTCTATCAGAGCAGCAGAGTCTGTCTCCCGTGGTTCTTTGGTCGCATCTAAGAGGGCTTGAGCTATAACAGCCAGCCAGAGAATTTGCTCAGGGCTCCAATCATGGTCTGAAACCCTGAGCATATTCAAAGAGACATAATCGAGATCTTTATCTTCTGTCTCATTGGGTTCAAAGTCTATCAAGAAACCCTACGAGCCTGTCGATATTGTTTCGTTGTCCAATAACGAATGTACTTTTTATTGGTAGCAGGGTTAATACGTTCTTCTGAGATAATCGTAAATCCCTTCCGACGTAGACGGTAGATAGCATCTCGTAATGATACGATGCCGTAATCTAGCATAGCTTCCCGTGCTGAGATATGACCTACGTTGGTAAGGTGATCTTGAATGGTATTAATCTGTGTTGCAGTAGACATTTATAATTTCCTCTAGTAGTTGATTGATGTTGGGGACTACTTCTTTAGTAACAAACTTTATCCCCATGATGTTAGCGTTGTAATACTCTCTTTCTTCAAGGCCGTCAATCCGAGATGTCATCACATCCATTTTATGTTGGGCATTCGCCTCATAGTATGTAAGGCCACCCCGTGTTTCAAATTGACGGATCATAACAAATTTAAAATTACTGAGGCCCATCTTGTTAATATCTTGGTTTAGATATTTAGAAGAACCCGTGTACGATCTCCAATCAGTGTGTCCAATTGGTTTACCCTTCGAGTATCTCTTGTATTGTTTCTTCCCTATATATTTTCTACCATTCTTTTTATTATAGATCAGATATAAAAATCCAAAATACCAGTCTGGATCTGGATCACCCTGCTCCTTAGAATGAATGACCCACGGCGTTTGTGTACCAGCGAGGCTTGCCATACGGGCCTGTTTCTTTGATGAGCCCTTGGCCGCCGTTTGTTTCTTCCCAGCACGTTTCTTTGAAGTCGCAGTAGACGCACCCCGTTTTGAGGTACTGCTTCCCATCCTTTTTTGCGGTGGCGGGGGCATAACATCTTTCCGGGGGTTCTTTGGAGGTGATGATTTCTTTAACTTCTGCGATTCTATTTCTGGCATTAGGTAACTCTAAATCGTGGACGTTCATGTAGCATACTTCGCCCGTAGTTTTATTGATGACAAGGAATCCCCCTTCTGATTGCGTACCATCAGCCTGAACGTAGGCTGCAAGCTGGTGCATATATCCGAAAGGATCGTCCAATAGATCACCCTTCTTAAATTTCTGGAACCCGTAGTCAGAGGCACTTTTACAATCAACTATGATTCCATTAATTTTACAGTCGATATGTCCTTTAACTCCGTCCATCTCATATTCTTGCTGAATATGACTAACGTCGTATCCGGCAGTCTTAACAAGAAGAAGGAGGAGGGATTCAAGGATATGTCCATATGTAAATTTTAATTGTGTATCATATGGAAGGGAATGGTCTGAGGCATCTTCTAAATGTGCCCGGTACCACAACTGTCTGTTTTTCTTCCCAAGTGCAGAGAATCGGAGGATACTGTTCTCGCCTTTATCACTTGAATCCCTCCCATCAAAGAGGGAGATAACTGCATCTCTTACTTCATCGAGGAAGATATCAAGGTCTTTTGCAGAAGGAGAAGACTCACCAGATTCGATGGTCCGCCTTAAATCTTCTACGATATTAGATACAGTCATCTACTCTCTCCGATTAGAATGGAAGGTCATCATCCAGATTAGTATTGGATGGTGAGGTATCAGTGGGCGCTGAATCAAAGCCGTCTTCTTCATTAAGCCCGTCATCATTTGTATATTCAACAAGATTAATGATCTGAACCTTGTCGATGACATAGCCCCACTTCTTCCGCTTAGACATCCAAAATTGGGATACCAGAACCTTAACATCTGAGCCCCAGCCTAGACGGCTGAGTACATCCGATGGGATAAGATTCTTCTTTGAATCCAGTACTACCGGAGCCACGTTGTCTTCCCCATTTGCCTTCTTCACATTCTTATGAAGGTTCACATAGGGGTTATCCATAATACTTGTAGCGTCCTTTAGTGCCATTCCATTCGAGGTGGCTACATTCTGCATATCAGAATCTACAGAAAGAGCCATGCCCCATCGGGGGGTATAGGCTGTATCAGGATACTCAGGGTGTAGGTGGCCATAGTACATCTTACCGGCCAAAACAAATCGCTCAGACTTTTTTTCTGCTTGTGGCATTCTTTATTTCCTCATGTGTATGTGTGTATATTTGTCAGGATTTGGATATAGGCGTGTCGAGTTGGATATCAATGAGTCTCAGCCCAATTTTTTCCAGTCTTCACATCACAACCCAAATCACAACGAAACTCTAAAATACTTTTCACGTTACTGATTGCTTTATGCGCTACCTCCGTTAGTTTGTCAACATCTTTTTTATTAACTTCCCACTGCATTTCGTCATGAATGTTAGCAACAGGGAAGGCCCTAATAGATTGATCATGGGCAAGGTCGTACATCTGTATCAGCCAGTGCTTGCAGATAATAGCCCCGGCCCCTTGGAGAAGATAGTTAAGCCCAGTATGTGGATACTCAACTGGAACTTTACGACCGTCGATACCGGGTATAAACCTTGTCTGAACAACCCTGTCAACACGTTGCTTCAACCGTTGAAGCTTAGGCATTGAAGTCATAAAATTATCTATAAGCTGCTTCCCCTCATTAACACCACCACCAACGATGGTGCCTATCTTGGCAGGACCTGCCCCGTAGATTAAGGCATAGATAAAAGTCTTTGCCTGATCTCGTGTCTTGAGCTTAGCTTTCTGCTGATTGAAGGTATGGATATCACCATAGATAACTTCATTTGTAAAATCAGCATCATCCATATAATGGGCTAGGCATCTTAGTTCGAGGGACTTTGCATCACAGCCGAATAGCACATTCTCCGATGTATTACGTGGCAC